CGCCCACGCCGACTCCCACGCCGACTACCTCGCCACCCTCGCCACCTGGAGGGGGAGGAGGGGGAGAATGAGATCATTCTGTTTTTGACCATCCAAGATAAATGCCGTCCGTCTTGTGAGCCTTCCAGAACATCATGAGTGGCATTTTTGGTTTTGGGAGTCTGACCATGGTTCCCTCGGGCATGTATGGAACCCTTCTCTTCTTTGATTTTCTTATCGGGAAGTGTTTCATTTTTTTAACCGGAAAAATCTTTTGGGAATTTTTGTTTTCAATTCAGCAACCTTATTTTGCATTTTTGATTTCACCAAGTCGTCAACTGTGTTGTATCCGCCCCTTGAGTATGCGGAAGAAAGCACTTTGTATTTGTCGTCAAAGGAAAGTCCCGAGCTGTCAGTCCATTTTTTGGATGATATATTAGATCCGTGTTCCCCTATCCTCCGGTCTCTGTTTTCTCTCTCCGCCCTTTCTTCGTCGCTGAACGGAACGAAGGAAGATGGATTTCTCTGCGGAAGTATCAGTATCTGTCCGTAGGGCTCGCCATGCCTGAATACGTGCGTCTCGCCCTCCCTCGGAGACTTGAAGACGACGAAGAAAATTCTTGACCACCACCTTTGAATATGTCCGGGGACGAGACACGGCACGGTGCCGGTGTTGTCTGTGTAGAATCTCGGATGGGGCTCGGTTCTTACTATGTAACCCTCGGGCGGCTCTATGTCGTAGTTGCCCGACATTCCGTAGTGCCCGTCGGCAAAGCACATCATGGGCGGAGTCTTTTTTCTCTCCTGGTCGCCCGTCACGTATTCTCCGTTCTCGCCGATCATCCATCCTTCTTCGGAAAAGTCGCCTTCGAAGAGGACAGTGCCTCCGACCCTTCTTACCCTGCACTCACTCTTGTATGGATACAGAAGTTCGTGTGCGTATGTGCTTCCTTCCACGAAAGGGGGGCAGTGCCACGGCTGTGCCGGGCTTCCGTCGCCGTGTCCCGTGTCACTGCCGGACCAGCCCGGAATCTGGAGCTTTATCGGGCGGGGAGGAGCGCCTCCGTCGAGAGATCTGTACTTGACGATTAATTCTTCCATTTTTGAATACATATTATATCAAGGGGATTCAATGTCTGTCAATCCGGGCAACTATCAGAACAAGAAACTAAATGAGTGTAATCCGATCAGTCCGGCCGAGACATCTAGGATGAACTCGTCCGCTCCCCGCGACTGTCCGGGTCCGGAGGGGCTCGGAACCGGCTGGGTGGAGCGGCAGTCTCAATCTAAGGTCGGCATAGGAAGGGAGGCTCAATGCGACCCCATGCAGACGGGGCAGATAGTGGAGGACCTCAAGAATCCCGAGAGGGATGTCCTGTACCGCTACTCCAAAAGTCTGCGTGGGTGCGACGAGGCCATGGTGGACTTGTTCTCTAACGTAGTCGTGATAGACGAGGACGGAAAGGCACACAAGGTTCCGATCGTCTGGGGGACTCAAGAGAGGGCTGTCGCGTGGATACTGCAGGACAACGTGCGCAAGGACGGAAGCCTCGTCGTGGAGCGGATAAGGCTCCCCATGATGGCGATATATTCATCGGGAATGGATTTCGACCAGACGCGCTATACGTACCACAGGGCCCTTGACTACATGAGGCGGCTGGATCCTGCGGGAAGACCCGGCCTGACTTCCAAGGAGAAGTACGAAAGGGACACCGTATTCGGTGTTGCAAGGGGCGTTCCCGTAAACAAGGCGTACACCCTCACTGCCTGGACGATGTACATGGAGGATATAGATCAAATTATAGAGCAGATAGTTCTAAAATTTTCTCCAGTTGCATACATACGCGTTAGGGGAGTCAACTGGGAGACTTTGGTCAACCTTGACTCCATAGCGAACAATGTGGACTATGAACCGGGCGACCAGAACCAGCGAATAATAAAATTTGAATTTAGTTTTACCGCCCGTACATATATACCACAACCGATGGTTAGAAAGAAGTCGGTACTCGGCACCAAAGTCGACCTGTACGATGGAGTCGAGGAGCAGAGGATTACGGAAGTGTTGGGCAGGCTAGAGGAGAGCGTCGAGAACATAGAAAGGCAAATTGATGATTGAGATAAAAAACAAGACAAGGGGCCCGGTTCAGATACTTATAAGATCAAGGAAGTCTCCTAAGGCCTTCACGACACTAAATGTACCAGGCGTGGGTGCTGGAAACAACATCTACATGCTGGAGGATGAGCGGAACACTGAATATGTGGATAGAGCGGAGAAGATGGGTCTCATCTCTACCAGGCATCTAACAAAAAAAGAATTGAACAAGGGAGAATAACGTCATGGCAATCCTAAGGGGCTTTCCACCCTCGAACACAATTTCGCCTTCAGTACGAATAACTGAAAAGGATCTGAGTTTCATCGCTCCGGATCAGTCTTTCCATAGAGCAGGCCTAGTGGGCTTTGCGAGCAAGGGACCAATCAACGTCCCCACGCTCGTCCATTCGAGGAGACAGCTCAATACTGTTTTCGGATATCCGCATCCGGAGGCCGGCGATCCCTACCTCATGTACGCCGCCGAGCAGTATCTGCTTGTTGCGAGCGAGCTTTATGTCGTGCGCGTTGCCGACACCTCAGCTGTGAGTTGGGAGAGGGCGAGAACGGCTCAGACCCAGCTTCCGAGCGCGGGAGGTGCGGTTCTTCTTGTGTCGGGTGGTCCCGGACCCTACAGCCTGGACAAGGACATGTATTTCCGCTGGAGGCTGAACAAGGTTCTGGCTTCCAAGACACTTGTCGCCCTGGCGGACGATAACCATCCGGATCCGGTCGTGCAAGGCCAGGGCTACAGCGCGTCGCAGCTCGCGGACGATCTGAACATGCAGCTTGATCCTTCGGTTGACGGAATTGACTTTTTTGCAACGGATGAGTCAGTCAAGTTTGTTGAGGCCGAGGTCGTGTCCACATCGGACGTAGACAACAGCGCCGTATTTAACCTTGACAATAACGACCTCGTCGCCGGATCGATAACCGGCAGGGTGGTTGTCGGAGGAGCGGTCGTCCAGACCTTCTCGGTCAACGATGAGGGAGTATTTACTTTCAAGACGGTCGTCAGTTCGGCCGTCAAGGCCGTTTCGGGATCGGTTGATCTTGGGCTCGGCAGAATAACCATCGGATACAACGGAAATCTCTCGGTCGGCACGAACAACATAACCGTCGACTACAACTACACGGCATCGTACGGAACTTCTCGCATAGGCGTGAGAACCACCTTCTCCTTCGGCCCTGATGCGAGCCTGGAGTTGGTCTCCGTCAAGGATGCACTGTACGGCCCGGACACGGCTGACGTTGGAAGCAACGTCCATGTGAGCCCCGTAGGACTCGGAACGGAAATGGAAGTCGCCCAGTTCACTGGAGGCGATGCTGGCAGTCAGAGATCCGTCACGTTCCAAGATACGGGCGATACGGCCACTCTAACGAACCACGGCTTTGCCAACGGAACTCAGATATCATTCTCGGCCATCACCAACACCACCGGCATCACAGTCAACACGAGTTATTTCGTGGTGAATGCTACTGCAGACACCTTCAAGCTCTCACTAACTAGTGGCGGAGCGGCGCTGGCTTTGACAACCAACGGTGTTGGAACCGGCATCGCCGCTGGCTTATACGATTTCACCACAGTCTCGGCCTATGACCTTCAGGTGGTGCTTGATGGGACGGACAGCGTTCTTGTTGACAATGTGGTTCAAGTACTCGACCTGTCCAACTTTGCAAATAACCCTTCCGTTTCCGCGGCTGCGGTTAAAGCAAGAATCAACAGTCAGGTCGCCTCCGGCGAAGTGCCGGGAGGCTTTGAGGCGGTAACAGTTGGCAACTTCGTGTCCCTTAGGACGCTCCATGCGGGCAACGACGCGAGGCTTCTCGTGAAGAACGAGAGCTCTGTGTTTGGGCTCTTTGGATTTGATACTCCTCTGGTCGGACCCAACAGTCCCAATGCCGACACCGGCCCGTATGTTACCGCCGAGGGTTATTCCCCCGAAGGAGTGAGCGGTTCGGTCGGCATATCAACTTACGGTGTTGTGAGGGGCAACTCAAACAGGCTTGGCGACGTCTCTGTGACATTGGCTGCCGACTCGGCGGGCATAGACGGAAATGCCACGCAGGTCGTGGTCAAGAACAACGTCAGAGAAGGAAACTTCGTCATCGAAGTGTACAGCAACGGAGTTCAGGTAGAGTCTTGGGGTAGTCTTACGAAGGATGAGGCGAGCAGGTTCTATGTGGAGACCTTCCTGAGTCTGGTTTCGGACTATGTCAGGGCTCTTGATAACACCGCAAACCCCTCGCCTCCGCTAGACGGCACATATCAGCTCTCCGGCGGAAGCGACGGAATACCCTCCGATCCGGACGACCAGGATTACTACCTGATCGGAAACCAACTCGGATACACGGGCATCTATGCCCTGAGCGAGCCGGAGCAGATAGACATAGACTTGATCGCTGTGCCTGGACACAGTTCCACTGGAGTGATCTTGGCTCTCATAGACATGTGCCAGAACCTCAGAATGGACTGCATGGCCATCGTAGACGCTCCGTTCGGTCTGACGGTTAAGGAGATAATCCACTGGCAGAACGGGGCCCATCCGCTGAACACGACGAGGTTCGATTCGGACTTCGCCGCCCTTTACTGGCCGTGGGTGAAGATCCGAGATACGTTCAACAACGTGGATGTTTGGGTTCCCCCGAGTGGCTCGGTCATGGCGGTTTATGCCAGAAACGACGCACTGGCGGCTCCTTGGTTTGCGCCTGCCGGCGTGACGAGGGGAATAGTTCCCGGCATAACCGACGTTTTCAGCCGTCCGACTCTGGAGGAGAGGGATCTGATGTATGGCAACAGAAACGCCATCAACCCCATCGTTCAGTATGCGGATTTCCAGGACTTCGTCGTCTGGGGACAGAAGACGCTTCAGCGCAAGCCGACGGCCCTCGACAGGGTCAACGTCAGAAGGCTGATGTTTGTCATAGAGAAGAGAATCCGCCAGGCCTCAAGGTCACTGCTGTTCGAACCCCATGATGAAATCTTCCGCGAAAAGTTCATAGACATTGCCACGAGGATTCTGCGCGAGGTTCAGATAGGAAGAGGACTCACCGCCTTCATAATCAAGGCAGACGAGGAACTCAACACTCCGGATGTGATAGACAGAAATGAGTTCAGGGCCAGAATCGGCGTCCAGCCGACGAGGGCCGTGGAATTCATGTTCCTTGAGTTCAGCATCCATAGAACCGGAAGCTTTGAGGCGGGATCGGACACCTTCTGATATTGAAAAGTTAGATAAAATAGGAGAAATAAAAAATGCCAATTCAAATGGGTTTGGGTGCAATAGGCGGAGCAAATGTCATCCACAAGAGAAAGTTCCGCTGGACATTCGAAGTCAGGAGAGAGAACGGTGGCGGACCCGTTCCCTCTAGTTTCGTCAAAATGGCTGCTAGGCCCAATATATCCATAGAGGAGACGGAAATCAACTTCCTGAACGGAAAGACCTACATTCCTGGAAAGGGCACGTGGGAGACGATTACCGTCACGTACTACGACATCGCCGGGAACGACAACATTCCGCTTTGGAGCTGGCTTGCCGATGTATATAACTTCCTGCCGAACAGCGACGGGGCCCTCCCGCTGACGCAGAACTCCAAGAGGAGCTGCTACACGGGTACGGGAATCTGCAACATGTACGATGGTTGCGGAAACGCCCTCGAGAGTTGGACGCTGAATGACTGCTGGCCGCAGGCCGTGAACTTCGGAGAGCTTGACTACGGATCATCCGAAGAGGCCACGATAGAGGTCACGGTGAGATATGCGAATGTCTCCTACAAGAACCTGTGCGGATCAAACCCCAGCGCCCAGTGCTGCGGTTGCCCTTGAAATCAAGACATCCGGCTAATTCGGAGTCAAAACAAAAAGGCCGGCGGTTTCGCCGGCCTTTTTTATTTTGTACTCTAATAGATTTGATAGGAGGACTGAATGGGAAGACAGATGGGTCTTGG